TCAGTGGCCCATCTGGGGGCCTATGTACCCGCCCGCCTGCCAGTAACTGTACAGCACCTGACGGCAGACTTCGTTGGCGCGGCGCAGGTACTCCTTGCGGCGCTGCTGGTCCTCGTGCTGGCGCTGCTGCAAAACGCGCCAGGCGGCACAGGTCTTGTGGCAGCCTTCGCAGTAATGGGAACAGTGGGTCTGACAGGGCAGCATGGGCGGTTCCTCCCTTATCGTGGTTGTGAAGTTTCACGGAGAATGAGAAAATCGGTTTGAACGGCGGACGGGGCCGAAAGGAATGTGCAAAAAGGCGGGAAAAGCCGTTTTTTAACCCAATAACGTAAAATTTAATGATGCGTGAACGGAAAAGTTCGCATAAAAAATGCAAGTCCCTGAAAAGGGGCTTGCAAATTTTTTTTGCCCATTTTAGGGCGCTTTTTGTGGACACCGGGGAGAGGGGCTATTGTTACTGATGTACTGTTTGAAATACGTTCAAACAGTATTTAAAACCCCCGAAATCATCCTGCATAATTTACGAAACAGCGCGTTTTAACGGCTATTAAAACGGATTAAATAGACCAAGAAATGAAACGAAAAGAGATACACCATTCCCACCCTTATTTATGCGATTTAATGGAAACATTTTGTTTCTATTAAACACACCTGTTTCCTTTACGATATATCGTAAAAAAGATTCTATGATGAAGCCATGCAAAAGCGGAAAGGTTTCCATTACTCATTCTCAAATACGCCTATAACTGAAAGTGTTATTTCCCAACAATACCGATACAAAGCGCTCTTTTATTTGGTAAATGAATCGCGCAGGGTGTTTAACCGAGCCACTTCCTTTTCGATAAGTATATCAATGATTTCTCTTCCGGCCGGATCAAGCAGTCTATACCGCTCAATCATTGTGTATTCATCTTGTGAAATAGCTCGGGGCTTCGGAGAGTCGTCGAAATCTTCCAGTGTACAACTCAAAGCTCGCGCGATTGCTTTAACGGTTTCCAATTGTGGATCACGAGTAATTCCATTGATAATCTTGTTCAAAGTTCCTTTTGGAACGCCAGATCTATCCGACAGTTCATCAATCGTCATTCCTGCCTGTTTCCTTTTTTGCGATATGAGTGCTCCGATATCCATTTACATTTCCCCCTTTATGGATTTTAGTATATCGTTTTCGCATAAGTGCGTCAACAAAAAATGCCGAATACGGAACAAAAACACACATAAACGGGTTGACAAATTCCGTTTAAGGCATTATATTGTAATAAAGAGTTCCGTATTCGGTATTTTTGGAGGTGCTGAGATGTGTTATAGATTCTTGGAAGAAAAAATTAAGGAACGCGGAATTAAAAAGACTGCGATTTCCGTCGCGATAGGCGTAACGCCACGAGCTTTTAATAATAAGCTGTCAGGGAAAAGTCCCTTTACTTGGCCGGAAGTCCAAACAATTCAAAAGCGCTTCTTTCCGGATCTGGACAAAGACAGGCTATTTCAACAAGAATCAGCCTAATTAGTTGCCGAAACCGCCAGAGATGGCGGTCTGCCGGGGATGGCCGCCCGGTACTGATGAGGCAGGCCAAGAAAGGAGAAATCTGGATGCAAGTCTTGTATATCCTGGTAAAACGGGATTCCTGGAGCGGTGCAGGCTCCACCGTGGTCGAAAGCTATACCGACAAAGACATCGCCATACAGAAGCGGGATGAACTGAACCGAGCCGATGTTCGCAGACAAAAAGCCTGGTGCCGCCGCCATGGCCGCACCTGCCACCCTTGGGATAGATACCAGGTCACTAAGGAGACCCGGTACCAGGATGGCCGCATCCAGTGGGAACCGGCATGAAGATAATCGACGCGATCCAGGAGGCCATGGGGCCGAGATACACCACACTGGAGGACGCTCTGAACTGGTGGGCGTGGCCCGAGCATTGGCGGCGCGGCGCATGGGACAGTGATTTTGTGACAGGTATGAAGACTGTTAAAACGGCGTTTAATCGTCCATTCAAAAAGGAGGAAAAAGGGTTGGAAGATGCAATCTTGACGGCGCTGAAAGAAATGACCGGCGAAGAGCCCGGCACGATCGAGAAGGCGCTGGAGCGGCATTACCGCCGGGAGCTGCTGGACATCTGGCTACGGTATGAGGGCTTGATCGGCTATACTGGTGAGATCCTGTATGTGATGGAGGCGCTTGGTTATGACATTGATACCGAAGAATGACCGGGTGCCGGTTCAGAAGCTGGGCGATCCACTGCTGGTTGGCGAGACTTACCCCAATGCTGGGAGCCAATACAAGGTGCTGAAGGTGGAAGGGTACTATGGGGATGCCTGGGTGCAGAACATCAAAAGCGGATGGACCTGCAAGGCACACCGCCCGGCCCTGTACCTGATGCCGGATGGACAGATCGAACTGCAATGGGCTTACAGCACAGACGGACACTTTGAATAACAGCCGAAACGGCCCTGCGGGGCCGTCTGCTGAGGGTTGACCGCCCAGCACTGAGGATGGCAGGTCGGAGTGAGGTGAGGATTTTGGAAGCGTTACTGAAGGCGACGGAAGTATCGGCGCTAACAGGAACCAGTGTGCAATATGTGCGGAGATTGGCAAAAGAAGGTCGGTATACTGACGTGCAGATACAAGTTAATTCCCATGGGAGAGCTTGTTATTTGATCCCGCTGTCGGCACTGCCGGAGCAGGTGCAGAAAAAATACATGGATCAGCACCGCCCTGCCTCCGCTGCACCCCCCATGGGTAAGGGAAAGAAAGAAACGCCCGCCGCAGCAAGGCCGCTGGAAAGCTACAGCGCCGAGGAGCGGGCCGAGATCAGCTACTGGCTGGCCATGGTGGACCGCTGGCAGGAATACCGCCGCAAGGCGGGTGGCCGCAAGGCAGAATGCGATGAAAAGTTTGTGCTGCTGCGCCAGCTGGAGGAGCCGGAACGGCAGATCAGCGTAGAGACGCTGTACCGCAAGTGGGCGGCGATCCGGGCCGGAGAATTAGATTCACTGGTAGACAAGCGCGGCAAGGCCCGCAAGGGCAAGACCGTGCTGCTGCCGGAAATCGAGCAGGAATTTTTGAGCCTGTTCTTGGATGAGGCGCAGTTGCCGATCCCCCGCTGTGTGGCGCTGACCGAGCAGTGGGCGCGGGAAAATATGCCCACGGCCCTGCCGCTGCCTAGCTATCACACCTTTTACCGCAAAGCCAAGGCGGTACCCTATGCGGTGACGGTGCTGTGCCGGGAGGGCGAAAAAGCCTACTACGACAAGTGCAGCCCCTACATACGCCGCGAATACGAGAGTATTTCCGCCAACGACTTCTGGATCGGCGACACCCATACACTGGACGTGGAAAGCATGGGGCCGGATGGCCCCCTGCACCGCCTGTATCTGAGCGCCTGGCTGGATGCCCGCAGCGGTATTTTTACCGGCTGGTATGTGACCGCCAATCCCGGCAGTCAGGCCACGCTGAATGCGCTGCGCAAGGGCATTGCCGCCCGCGGCATCCCCCTAAACGTCTACGTGGACAATGGCCGTGAGTTCCTGACCTACGACATCGGCGGACGAGGTCACCGCGCCAAGAAGCGTCTGGCCGATGGCAGCGAACCTTTTGCCCCGCCGGGTGTGTTTGAGCGATTGGGCATCAAGATGACCAATGCCATTGTGCGCAATGCCCGCGCCAAGCTGGTGGAGCGGCGGTTCGAGGATTTCAAGAATTATGTAAGCCGGTTGTTCCCTACCTATACCGGCGGCAACGTGCTTGAAAAGCCAAACCGGCTGAAATATGTACTGAAGCAGGGCGACCATGTGCCCACGGACGCCGAAGTGATTGCGGCGGTGGACACGCTGATCGAAGGGTATCTGAACTGTGAGCCCTACGGTGGCAGTGTGGCCGAGGACAAAGGAAAAAGCCGCGTGGAGGTCTGGCGGGAAAGCCTGCCCAATGGCGCGGTACGACAACCGGCCAGTGAAAACGACCTGCAGCTGATGCTGATGCGCACCAGCAAGCCGGTGCGAGTGACCCGCCGCGGCGTGACACTGAAGATCCACGGTCTGGAGTTGGATTTCTACACCCCGGAGCTGGCCAACCTGCGCATGAAGGATAAGGTGTATCTGCGGTATGACCCGGAGGACCTGAGCAAAGTGCGGGTCTACGACCTGGAGGACCGTTTTCTCACGGAAGCCCCGCAGAGTAAGCTGACCGCCGGATATCTGGCTACACAGGAGCAGATCGCCGAGCTGATGGCCGCCAAACGTAAAGCCGAAAAGGCGGTGCGGGAGTACGGGCAGGCGCTGCGCCTGCCGGATGACCCGGAGCGGGCGCTCAATCTGGCCACCGCTCTGGCGCGCCACAATCTGGATGAACTGGAGCTGGCCCCCAAACCTAACTGTATCGAACTGCGCCGCGCCGAACAGGAAGAACCTCTGCTGCGGGCGGTGGGCGATATTGATATTGGAGCAATGACCGAAAACCTGATCAGACAACGAGGAGGATTTGAAGATGGAGAAGACCTATGACCTGACCCTGATCCAGCGGGTACAAGCCTACATGGAGCAGAACAGCATCAGCCAGAACCAGTTGGCGGGCAAAGTCAATATTTCCAGCGCAGCGCTGAGCAGTTACCTGAACCAGAAATACAAGGGCTCCGTAGAGGCGGTGGAGCGGCAACTGCGGGAGTTTTTCAAGATCACCGAGGAGGCGGCAGCAGTCGCCGAGAGAACCGGCGACCTGCTCGTCCGAGAAGAGTACATTCCGACCTCCATCTCGGAGGACGTATACCAGAGCATCCGCTTTGCCCAGCTGGAGCACTGCATGGTGGTGCTGCACGGTGATGCCGGTGTGGGCAAGAGCAAAGGCGCGCAAAAGTTCCTGCGGGATCACGCCGCCAGCGCCGTGGGGGTCAGCATCACCCCCAGCACCGGCAATCTGACCGGGGCCATCAAGCTGCTGGCCAGAGCCGTGCGCGTGCCGGAATGCCGCAATAAGATGGACCAGGTCGTGGCCCTGCGCCAGCGACTGGACGGAACCAACATGGTGATCGTCATTGATGAAGCCCAGCACCTGAAGTACGCGGCGCTGGAGGAAATCCGCGCCCTGACCGATGACAACCCCATGACCGGGGAGCATGGCGTGGGTGTTGTGCTCATCGGAAACAGCGAGGTGTACAGCCGCCTGCAGGGACGGCAGCAGGCACAGTTCGCCCAGTTGTTCAGCCGCATCCGTATGCAGCGGGAATATACCACCCGTAAGGTCAAGCGTGAAGATGTGGAGAAACTCTTCCCGGTATTGGCGCAGCGCGGAGCCAAAAAGGAGCTGGACTTCTTGCTGAGCGTGTGCCGCAGCCCGTGGGGCATCCGCGGGGCCATGAACCTGTACACCAACGCGGCCAGTGCCGAGAGCGTGGATTACGAAAACCTGTACCGCATGGCGGCCCACATGGGCATCGGTATGCTGGCGCAGGTATGAGGAGGATAGAGCCATGAACAAGTGGAAGTTTGGTGTGGTGTTTGCGGCGGGAGTCGCAGCGGGCGCTTTTTGTATGATTGCCTTGCAGACCGGCTTTGGGAGAAGCGGCCGCCCTGGCGGTGAAATACTGGTGCTCCCGATGGTAGTGTTACTCCTGTGGGCCGGGTGGTGCCTGGGGCGGAGCCGGGATACCTTTCCGATGATGGGAGTGGCCGAGACGGACACCGATGCTGAGGAATACGTAAAAGAGAATCTGCCCGGATACTGGAGCGGGTATAGCGATGGATACGACGATGCGCTGGAAACGATGGAGTTTTCCAAGCCGGTGCGCAACAGGCCGGAGAAAAAGCGGCGGCGTAAAGATCGGAAAGCCGTGCCGGAACGGCGCAAGGGGGCGTAAGCCCCCTCTTGCCTTAATGCAGCCAGGGCGTAGCCCTGCCGGTCCCAAGCCCGGAATGATGCAGAGGGAGGTAACTGTACAAATGGAGGTACATTATGGAAAACGAAAAACCGAACAATGCGGTGCAACACAAGGTTGCCCAGTTGGCGGCGCGCATGGCGGATCTGTTTATGCCCTGCGATGGCGGGGAGATGATCATGGGGTACGCTGCGATTCTGGTACTGGAGAAGGCTATCCGGGAAGATATGCCGCCCTCAGCGGTGGGCCTGGCCCGTGACATAGCGAAGACCATCAAAGCCGAAATGGAGGATAAGTAAATGGCAAGAAGAAAAGTAACCGCTGCGCCGGTGCTTCCTGACTGGGCTGCAGTAGACGGGGCGCTTCGGGATATCCGCGAATGTGAACACGCCCTGACCGAACTGGGGGTAGACCGTGACCGGCGCATCGATAGCGTGAAGGAAGAATACAGCAAAATGGCGCTGCCCCTGCAGAACCGTATCAAGAAACTGGAGGGCGATGTGAAAGCGTATGCGGATGCCCACCGGGCAGAACTCACCGGCAAGAGCCGGACGCTGAACTTCGGCACGGTCGGCTACCGCATCAGCAGCAGATTGATCCTGCCCGCCTCCAAGGCTGCCGAGGCCATCGCCGCGCTGAAGGCGCTGGGCCGCAAGGAATTTATCAAAACGACTGAAACACTGGACCGGGCGGCACTGAGCCGCCAGCCGGTGGAACTGCTGAACCAGATCGGCGCATACATCCAGCAGCGGGATGAATTCTACTACGATGTCAGCGGCGAGAACCCAGAATTGTAAGCCATGAGCAAGCGAGACTGGAGACTGCTGCAGGCGTACCTGGCCACTGGGCTGACCCCGGAGGAAATCGAAAAACTGAAAGCTGAAAGGGCGGTGAAGGAAGATGCCGAACATCAACAACTACCAAATACGGAAAATCTACGCCATCGGCGGGGCGCTGGGGATGCGGGGCGCGGACCGGCAGGACGCCCTGCACGATCTGGTCAATAGTATGACCGGCAAGGCCAGCGTGAAGGAACTGACCTACGCTGAAGCCTGCCGGGTGATCGGAGAGTTGGAAGCCCGCCAGGGCACCCCGCCGCCCCGCAAAGGCGGCCGCCCCCTGCGCAAGACCGCACCGGGGCGGGTCAGCGAGGGACAGCAGCGGAAAATATGGGCGCTGATGTACCAACTGGCAGAAGCCAGCCCCAGCACGGCGCAGCTGGGGGATCGCCTGTGTGCAATCATCAAAAAGTCGTTGGGAGTGGAAGCTTTCCCCTCCGCGCCCTTTGCCTGGGTTGATTATAAAGGCGCAAACAAAGTGATCGAAGCCCTGAAGGGGTATGTGTCAAACGCACAAAAACGCCGGGGGTGATCAAAATGAGCGAGTGGGAGATCCGCCGAGAAGATCTGACGGAGGCCCAGCGGGATGTGGCCGATCTAATCGGAATAGAGAACTACCGCAAGTTGGTGGACATCTATGCGGGCGAGCTCATCTACATCCCAAAGGCCGACAGCTTTGATCGCTTGGTAAGAAACCAGAAAATCGTGGACGAATTCGACGGGGGTAATACAGGAGAACTGGCACGGAAATACCACTTGACTCCCGTCACAATCCGGCGCATTGTGGATGAAAAGCGCAAAAGCCTGATGCTCGCCCCACTGGAGGGACAAATTAGTATGTTTGATCCCTAACATGAATTTAATAAATGTTTATTATTCCCCATGAATCAAGAAGTGAGTATCATTGATTGCAGAAATCAATGATACTCACTTCTTTTTTGGGGGAAAGCATGGAAGGAATGCAGTTCGACGCAGGAACTTGGTGGTTGGTAGCCCTGCTACTGAGCGGGGTGACGGCCCTGCTGTTCTGGCTGCTGAAGCGCAGTTATGACCGTGTGGAGAGGAAGGCTGACGGCGCCGTTTCCAAGGTCGAGTTTGACAAGCAGCTGGATTCCTGTAAGGAGCAGATTCGGGCAATTCAGGAGACCTACACGACCCGCGCCACCCATGATAAAGACATTGAAGAATGCCGTAGGAAAATCAACAAGATCAGCGAAGGCTACCTTACCAAGGAGGACTTCTACCGGGAACAGGCAAAGACCGAGCGGCGGCTCGAACTGCAAAACGAGAAGCTGGACCGGGTGCTTGAAATTTTGATGCAGATGCAGCGGAAGGAGAACGCATAATGGATCTGAAGGAAAGACTGCTGGCCGAAATGAAACAGAATGATCTTGCCCGGGCCAACGGAAAAATCATGCGTGCGCTGAATGTGCTTGCGCCGAGCTACAACAGCCTGCGCGGTATTCAGCGGGCACTGGTGGCAGATGATATCAGTGAGAACTTGTACACTGCCAGTCTCGACTTCCTGGCCTTGGAAGGCTACATCATGCTGCGTACGGTGAAAGACCACCTTCCGGTGGCGGATTTGGCCGACCATAGTTGGACCGAATTGGAAGGTAAGCTGGCCAGTAAGGGGACGCGCGTACTCGAGGGTAATATCCGCGATGAAATGGTCGAGGTGTGATTATGGGCTGGCCTTTTGGCAAAAAAGCGGGCAACCGCAAGCACAGTAAAATCGACAGCCTGCCCCCAGAGATGAAAGCTACCGTTGAGGAGATGATCCTTGACGGCAGCGCTACTTATAGCGAGATCGTGGAGTACCTGCAGGAGCACGGCTACAGTCTGAGCGTTTCGAGCGTATGCAGATACGCCCAGGGGTACGTAGAGAATATGCAGACGCTGCAGATCGCCCAGCAGAACTTCCGCAGCATGATGGAAGAACTGGACCGCTACCCTGACCTGGACACCACCGAAGCTCTGGTACGTATCGCCAGCCAGAACCTGATGAGCGCGCTGGCCAGCAAGAAGGACGAGGACTGGTCCAAGGTCGGTGTGGACAAGCTGATGAACCAGATCAGCGGTCTGACCCGTGCAGTCGCCTACAAGAAGCGTGTGGAGCTGCAGAACAAGACCGATCTGGAAGCCGGGGCCGACGATATCAAGACGGCGCTGTGGACGGCCATGGCAAAGGAGCGGCCCGACCTGTACAGGCAGGTATCGGCCTACCTTGACCGAAAGACACAGGAGAGCGGCACATGAGCATGTACGTCTTACAGGTCATTACAGGGCGTGAGAAAGATATCTGCGGGCGGTTGCGCAAGGCGGGCATACCGGCTTACTGCCCGCGCGCGGTGCGCCAGATTCGGCGCGGCGGGCGCTGGCAGGAGCAAACCTACACCCTGTACCCGGCCTACATCTTTGTGCAGTGCGAGCGCGTTGTGGATGTATACTACGCTGTCCGGCGCGAGGATGGCGTGTTGTACTGGCTGGGCGCTACCCGTGGCACGCCGGAACCGCTGAGTGCGGACGAGGAAGCCAACATCCTGTGGCTGGCCGGAGACGGCCCCCAACCGGTGAGCAAGGCGGTATGCCGGGCGGATGGCAGTCTGGACTTTACCAGCGGCCCCCTGAAACGGCTGGCTGAACTGGAAGCATTGCGCAGTGTGTTCCGGCGGGAACGACGCGCCACAGCGGTGCTGCCCCTGCATGGGAAAGAACACAAGATCAACCTTAGCTTTGAGATTGAACAGGAAACCGGGAGTAGCAACGGGGCTGGTTCGCCCCCCGAAGCCAAAGCGGCGGACATACTTTGATCACCGGGGAAAAAGACTAGTTTGGCCCCGGATGGCGAAGCGTGTCTGCCGAAAAAACAAAGACTCGGACACCATCCGCGCAAACTACCGTTTAACTCGCCACCAGGGGCGTTTAAAATTGTTCAAGGATGCGCAGGCGGAAAACTGCCCATACGAAAACAGAATCAAAAGCAGGCCCGTTTCTGCGGGCGTTGGGGCGCTGGCAACAGCGCCCTTGAATTTTTGCCGAAAGGAGTCCCGTATGCGTACGAAAAATACCTCGATCCGGGAACTTGTGGCGGGCATCCGCAAGAGCCGGGAAAAAGAGAACTACAATCCCGCCGAGGATTTGAAGACCCTTCAAAACCAATATAAGCGCCTGGGCAAACGGGAGTTCTCCATCCTGCTGGATGCCATGGCCGAGAAGTACGCCGAGGGAGAGTGGTCCGCCATCCATGCGGCGCTGGTGGAACGTGCCCGCTCCGGAGATGTGGATGCCATCAGGATGTACCGAGAAATGCAGACCAGTGGCGGAAGCGGCGAGGTGATGATCGTTGATGACCTCTAAAAACGTGCAGACGGTGCGTCTGCGGGATGTGATCGGCCCTGCCTTTTATGAGACCCACCGGCAGATCAACCAAGGACTCATTGATGAAGCTGTGGAGAAAGGTGGTCGCGCCAGTCTGAAGAGCTCCTACGTCAGCGTGGAGGTGATCCTGCAGCTGATCCACCACCCAGATTGCCATGCCTTGGTTTGCCGCCAGGTAGCCGACACGCTGCGTGACAGCGTGTATGCACAGATCCTGTGGGCCATCGACAAGCTGGGGCTGACCGCGAAATTCCGCTGCACCCAAAGTCCGCTGCAGTGCACCTACCTGCCCACCGGGCAGCGCATTTTGTTCCGCGGCCTGGATGACACCCAGAAGATCAAGTCCATCAAGCTGCCCTTCGGTTACATCGGCGTGCTGTGGTTCGAGGAGGCCGACCAGATCAAGGGTGGTGAGGACGCGGTGCGCAACGTCCAGCAGTCCGCTCTGCGCGGCGGCGAGTTTGGCCTGACCTTCATCAGTTTCAACCCACCGTCCGCCGCCAGAAACTGGGCCAACAAGTACGCTCTGGTCCAGCGCCCCGGAAAGCGGGTACATCACAGCAGCTACCTGGAGGCCCCGCCTGAATGGCTGGGGCCGAAATTTTTGGCCCAGGCCGAATACATCAAAGAGACCAAGCCCACCAAGTACCGCCATGAGTACCTGGGCGAAGCGGTGGGAAACGGCACCCAGGTGTTTGACAATATACGCCTGGAGGAGTTGAGCGCCAAGCGCATCCGCAGCTTTGGAGATGCGCTGAACGGCGTGGACTGGGGATGGTACCCGGACCCCTGGGCCTTCAACCGCTGCGCTTACGACGCTCATGCCCGAACGCTGTATATCTTTGATGAGCTGACCCGGCTGAAGACCAATAACCAGGATACGGCCAAGCTGGTAATGCAGCGCATCGAGGGATGGGAGACTGTGACCGCCGACAGCGCCGAGCCCAAGAGCTGCGGTGACTACCGGGATGCGGGTATCCGCTGCCGGGAAGCCGTCAAAGGTCCCGGAAGTGTAACCGAGAGTATGAAGTGGCTTCAGGGATTGTCGGCTATCGTCATTGATCCGAGGCGGTGCCCCGACACGGCCAAGGAGTTCAGCGAATACGAATACGAAACAAGCCGGGAGGGCGAGGTGCTGCCAGGGTATGTGGATGCAGACAACCACCACATTGATGCCGTGCGCTACGCTACCAACCGTTTGTGGACAAGGAGAGGAACCTGATGAACAAAGTAAAAAGGTGGATCGTGGAGCAGTTCTTGCCCGCCTACGCGCGGGAGACGCTGCTGGAAGAAAACGAGCGGCTGCGGAAAGAACTGGAAGACGCCCGGGCAGAGCTGCGGGAGATGCAGCACTATGCTGCCGGACTGGAATACACGGTTCGGCATCTGCCCGCGAATACGGTATATAACCACTATGAAAATAACGAGTGAATTGCGCTGTGCCCACTGCCATTGGCGCGGGGCCGAGCCATATTGTCTGTGGCCGCGCTGCTGGCGGAACCTTCAGATAACGATGCCAAGGAAGGAGGAAGATACCCATGAGTGCACTGATTCGCGCGATGGCCAGCAGCGGATACCGTGATCTGGAAGCTGCACTGGGAATACGGGAATGCACCAGCACGGCCATGCGTGAAGCTATTGCATCCTGGTTTGATGCCTGGTTTGAACGTGAGCCGGACGACAAGTTGGGAATCGACCCCTGCCAACGGCTTCCCTATGCTATCGTGAACAAACTGTGCAAGGCAATCTTTGCAGAATATGACAGCGATCTGCAGAAGACAGATACCCCCAAGCTACAGTGGATGGACGGTGTGCGCCGGGCCTATGATGCCCAGCGCAGCCTGGCTATGCAGTGGGGTATGGTAGGCGGTGAAGTCTGGATCAAGCCGGTACCCACTACAAACGGCGGAATGCTCTGGCGGACCATGCGCCGGGATCATGTATTGGTACTGGGCCGAGGAACCGACGGAAGCGTGACTGATATGGCTACCTGTGAAAAAAGCGTGGTGGCCGAACGGCGCTATTTCACCTTAATGGAGCGTCGGACCGGGGTGAACGGATACCTGACCATCCAAAACCGACTGTACGAATCCGACAGTCCTGCCAGGCTGGGAAAGCCTGTGCCACTGGATACGTTGCCCCAGTATGCGGGGCTGGCTCCTGCATACACATACGCCATGCCCATCGACGGCGTGGGGCTGGTCCATATCCGTATGCCTTCCGCCAACACAGTGGACGGCAGCCCCGACGGGGTGTCGGTGTACGAACCGGCTATGGGCCTGATCTACAACATCAACCGCAACGAGTACCAGCTGGGGCGGGAATTCGAGCTGGGGCGGATGCGGATTGTGGCCAGCGCCGACCTGCTGGCCCCGACTGTGCCTGCCAAACCTGGGCGCAAACAGCTGAAAGACGATCTGTTCGTCGGTGTGGACGACAACTCAAGTAACGTGGGCATTACTGCCTTTTCCCCTGCGCTGCGGGACGAAAACTACGAGCGGAGACGCCAAGCCTACCTGAAAGCCATAGAGAACCTACTGGGGATCAAGCGTGGCATTTTGAGCGACGCCGAAGCCACCGAAAAAACGGCGACGGAGATTACATCCAGCGCCGGGGACTATAGCCTGTCCATCATCGACTTTCAACGCCTGTGGTATGACAGTCTGCAGGCCGCTCTGCGGCTGGCCGACCAGATTGGCCGCGCATATCACCTGTGCGATGATACCCCGTGGGACCCTGATACCTTGACTGTGACATGGGGCAACGGTGTGCTGTACGACGCCGACAAGGAGTGGACCGACCGCAAGGAGATGGTCCAGATGGGCCTGCTGAAGCCCGAAATGGCACTGGCCTGGAAGTTCGATCTGCCCTGCGAAACGGAGGCTGATCTGGCGGCCATCCGGCAGAAATATATGCCGGAGCTGGCCGATCTGGAAAGATAGGTGACGCCCGATGACCCAGGAACAGCGGGACGGCCTGAACGATGCGGCGCTGGCGCTGACAGAGCCGATCATTGAGGAATTGCTGAAAGATATCAGCCGGCGCATCAAAAAGGCCGGCGCCATCACCGATACCGCCGAGTATGAAATCTACCGCGCCCAAGCGCTGGGAGAGAGTAAGACGGCCCTTACCGAAGCCATTGCCCACCAGCTGGAAATCAGCGAGGAAGTCATAGACACCCTGCTGGATTATGTGGTGGACAACTCGGCACGGTTTGAAGACAGCGAATACCTGAAGCAGCTGTCCGAAGGATACGCTGAGGTCATGAAGACCCGCACGGCTGAACAGCTGAAAAATCTGTGGGCGACGGCCCCCGACGGCAAAACGGTGCCCATTCAGGATGCTTACGCCAAGGCACTGGATTTTGCTTTCCGTCAGACAGCCACCGGCGCGCTGGACCTGAACACAGCCATCCGCCGCGCGGTGGGACCGCTGGCCAAGCGCGGCCTGCGCACCATTGAGCAAAAGAATGGGCGCAGCGTGGGCATTGAGTATGCCTGCCGCCGCTATCTGATGGACCAGATGGGGCAGCTGGACAACGCGATCCAGCAGCAGAACCATGACCGGTTGGGTTGCGACGGATGGGAAATCAGTGCCCACGCCGCCTGCGCCCCCGACCATGAGCCCATCCAGGGACGGCAGTTCACGGACGAAGAATTTGAAGCACTGAACGCCAGCTTGCAGCGCCCCATCGGGCGTCTGAACTGCCGCCACGTGGCGGACCCGGTACTGATCGGCGTGGACACGCCGGTATACAGCGATGAGGAACTGACGCAGATGGTCGCCGATAACGAGAAGGGTGTCACCTACAACGGCAAGCATTACACGCTGTACGGGGCTGGTCAGGAGCAGGCAGCCATCGAAAATGCCATCCGCCAGATGCGGCGGCAGGTGCTGTGCGATGAAGAAAGCGGCAGTGATGATCTGCAGAAGCATCAGATCCGCCTGCGGGTGCTGCAGAGCGAGTACAGCAGGTTCTGCCGCGCCACCGGGCGGCGCACCCGCACCGAGCGGCTGTATACGGCGGGTTTTGGACGCAGCCAAGCCAGCAAGGCTGTGTGGGCGTACCGAAAAAAGTCCGAGATGTATGCAGACGAACTCATCAAAGTACATGAGGTAACACAAGAGAGTATAGACAACATCCCGACCATAAAGCTGGAAGGTATGACACCACAACAGGCCGAAAACTTGCGTGAAGCGCATAAAACGCTTCTCTCGGCTTTGAAAGGGAAATCAGCAGGTATGGAAGTGGGAGCCAGTTTTGCGCAGGATTGCATTGTGCGGCCAAACGATGTTATAATTGGAAAAACAGAAGGGTATGTTCGTTTGAGGACCCATACGGATTCCATCGGAACGATGCACACGCACCCGACCGGTACGCCTTTTTCCATCGACGATGTTTCGGCATTTCTTATGGATGAGAAACTGCAGTTGGCAACGGTGGTCGGAAATGATGGTTCCGTCTTTGTTCTGCGCAAAAAGCAAGATTATGACGCAGCATCGGTTATACATCTGTGGGGACAATTAGAGAAAGAAATGCCGGACTGGAAAAGTTCTGCAGAAAAGCTGCTGGCCATTCGGCGGCGCTTTTTAAAGGAAATGGGGGCGTATGGGTTTGAATATCAGGAATTCCGAGCACAGCGAAGATAGCAATAACCAAGAATACTGTGCGTCCACGACCTTTGAACAGATGGTAGAGGCCGACGAAAAAGGAATCCAGCGATTGAAGGAAGTCTTTGGGAAAAAGACTTCTGAAACTGCGGAAACCGCGAAGCATTGAATCATAATTTAAACGCTATTTGCACCCCATTTTAGGGGTGCTTTTTTCGTGCTCAAAAAAACTAGGAGTATCAAGCAGATGGATGATTTTGCACACATTTCCGATTGGTACGCAGTGACAATGGATGCCCTTTCGGTTAGCCTCAGACAGGCCCTTTTTACCATGGGGCCGGGGCGGAATATTTCCACCCCTCGGCCACCCATGCGGATCGGACAATGCCAGGCATCTCGGCACAGGCCCTATCCGCACCGCAACCGCCCTCGTGATAAACTGAAGAACCGCAACCAAGGCCCCGTAAGGGGCTTTTGTCATACCCTGGCACCGGGGGAAGAACCGGGGCGCAGCAGTACCGGGACTGGCCGGAAAAAAAGGAAAGCTGCCCGAAACAACCCCAAACCATAAGGAGGAGCTTATGCTCGAATGGCTGAAGAACATCCTCGGCGACAGTTGGACCGAGGACATCGACAAGAAGATCAGCGCGGAGATCGGCAAGGGCTTTGTGGCCAAGGCCGATTTCAACGCCGTGAACGAGGCCAAGAAGGCCGCCGAGACCCAGCTGGCCGATGCCAACAAGACCATCGCCGGTTACAAAGAAATGGACATCGACGCGATCCGGAAGTCTGCCGCCGACTGGCAGGCCAAAGCAGAACAGGCCCAGAAGGACGCCGACGCCCGCGTGGCCGCCGTGCAGTTTGACGCCAAACTGGATGGTGCCATCACCAAAGCCAAAGGGCGCAACGGCAAGGCCATCAAGGCACTGCTGGATATGGACACCCTGCGCGGCAGTAAGAACCAGGATCAGGACATCGAAGCCGCCTTGGCTGCGCTGCAGAAAGACAGCGGTTATCTGTTCGAGAGTGCAGAGACCCCGCCGCCCTATGCGGCCGGAACCGGCACCGGAGCGGTGGGGACCGAGAAAAAGGGGGGCGTAGAAGCTGCCTTCGCAGCGCTCAACCCCAAACTGAAGTTCTGAGGAGGAAAAACTTATGGCACATGCAAATCAGGAACGCTACGGCAAGATGGTGGATGCCAAGCTGCGCACCAATCTTGTGACCCGCGACAACTACATCTTCAACAACAAATATGAGGGCGACCCCAAGGCCGGAAAGGTCAAAATCCCGGTGCGTGACACCGAGGTCGAGGTCAAGGACTACGATAAGGCAAATGGTGTCGACCCCAAGGCCAGTACGACCACTTACCTGGATTTGGATATTGACCAGGATGAAGCCGTGAACGAGCTGATCGACGGTTTCGATGCCGAAAGTGTGCCCGACGGTATTGTGGCTGAGCGCCTGGACAGCGCGGCCTACTCCCTGGGCCTGTCCATGGACAAGAAATCCCTCAATGCACTGGAGGCCGCCGGTACTGGCGAAGGCAGCGTGGAGGAAGGCACACTGGCCAATGTTTCCACCAGCAAGACTGCCTGTACCAGCAGCAATGCTTACAAGGAGGCGCTGGCAGCCAAACGTACCCTGTCCCGCAAAGGTGTCCCCAACGATGGCCAGCGTTGGATGATCGTCAGCCCTGAGTACCTGGAAGTGCTGATGCAGGACCCCAACTTCGTTAAGCAGGGCGACCTGTCGCAGGAGCTGGTACAGGAAGGCGTTGTGGGTAAGGTTGCCGGTTTTCTGGTCTTTGAGAGCGCCAACCTGGACTTTGAGTCCACCACCCGCGTGGCAGGAAAGAAGATCACCACCGAACTGATCGCCGGTCATCCCAACTGGTGCCATCGTGTGCAGGAGTGGCAGGTAGAGCCCCACCTGCAGGACCTGAATGGCTCCGGCAAGTTTATCGGTGCCTCTGCCGTGCAGGGCCGCAAGGTATACGGCATCAAGGTGTCTAAGCCGCAGACGCTGTACATCAAGCGCGTTGAAGTAGCCGCCGGCTGAGGAGGGCACCCATGTATGCTGACTTTTCCTACTATCAGGGCACCTACCACGGGACGGTCCTGACCGAGGCACAGTGGCCCGCCGCAGCGCGGGAGGCTGACGCCTGGCTGGATCGACTTACTCTCGACCGCCTGCGCCAAGGAGCGCCGGTGGATGATGCTGTGCGCATGGCTGCCTGTGCCATGGCTGAGGTGGCGGGGCGCTACCAGACCGCCGTTGCCGAGCGCACGCCGGGGCTTGCCAGCGCTACCAATGACGGATACAGCGAGAGCTACGCGGGAGCCGCGGCTGATCTGGTGGAGCAGGAGCAGGCGGAGTTGCAGGCCGCAGCGGATCTGTACCTGCCCCGGACGCACCCGCTGCGGTACAGGGGGTGCGGCTGATATGCTGTGCTGCGACGAGACCGTGACGCTCTACCACCGCAGCTATGACCCGGCCAGCCGGGCCGACGTGTGGAACCGGACGGTATACACCACCGCCAGCTGGTACGGTGGGCAGGCGGCCAGCGTGAGCGACAACGGCCTTATGACCGCTGACGCCTACACGGTGCGCATTAACACCGCCGCCGCGATTCCCGCTGCCCCTGGTGATGTGCTGGTGCGCGGTGAGGTCGATGACACTGTAACCGGGAGCACAGCCCTGACCGGCAAATATCAGGGACGCTGTTTTGTGGTGACCCATGTGCAGGACAACCGCCGAGGTGCGCGGCGGCTGTGGCACTGGCGAATTGAGGGCAAATAATGGCTCAAACCAAAAGGATGCGGATCGAAACGCCGCGGGGAAAACTGGTACAGATCAAATTCAAGGGAGGAAAAATCTCCTGCCGCTTGACCTGGAGCCGGGATTTCGGCCCGAAACGCACCAGTCAGTTCCAGACGGTGCAGGAATATATCGACGCAGCGGTGCTGCGGTATTGCCGCCCCTATGTCCCGATGCAGAGCGCTTTCCTGATGCGCAGCGGTGACTTGGGGACCGTGATCGGGTCCGGCGAGGTCAGCTACATCGCCCCTTATGCCCACCGTCTGTACTATGGCATCAGTTTCCATTTCGACAAAAGCGCGCATCCCAATGCAGGGGCGCTGTGGTTCGAGCGCGCTATGATCGACCACAAAGCAGATATCCTGCGCGGAGCAGCCGCGCGGGCCGGAGGACAAGCCCATGGAGTATAAGAGCATCGCCGAGGCGCTGCACCAGTACCTGCTGTCCTGCCCCCTGCTGGGGGATCACCCTCTGGGCGTGGACTGGTTGCCGGATCACAGCGTGGCGTTTTCAATCGATACCACGCCCGCCAGCCAGATCATTCAGCGGTACTTCAGCGGCAGTACGATGCGGCAATATCAATTTGTTCTGCGCAGCATTTCGGACTATGGTTCGGATACGCTGCAGAACCTTGCAAACAGTGCCCTGTACGAACAGCTGGCCGCCTGGTTTGAGGAACAGACCCGGCAGCGGAATTTTCCCGATTTGGGGCCGGGGCGCACCGTACAGAGCATCGAGGCACAGAGCACCGGCTACCTGATGACTGCGGCCCCCGATGTAGGGCGGTACCAGATCCAGTGCCGATTGATCTACTACGAGAAAGGAACCAGAGGAAGATGAAATTATCTGAACTGATGAAGGGAGTAACGCCGAGCCCTGAATTTGAAGGCGTCGTCACTGCGGGCGACTATGTGCTGGCCGTGGACTTTTCCGGCTCGGCGTCCGGCCCCGCCGATTACATCGTGGCCGATGGAGGCGTGACCAAACAGAGTGGTGCGCTGGAGGCCACCACCGCCGAGAGCACCTACCTGCGCAGCGGTACCACTGAGACCAAGACAGGCACCAAGCGTACCTTTACAGTGGCGGGTGACCGCATGGCGGCGGATGACTTTCAGGAGGCGCTTCTGGCCCACGCCATTAAGTATGGAACCGGCCAGTCTGTGATCAAAAAGTATGTGTACTTCTGCATGCTGACGGGCAAAGGTGAGCAGGGCTCCCTGAGCATCGCGGTGGAGGATGATCAGGGCGGCGAAGCCGGAGGCAATGCAACCTGGAGCGCGACCCTCACCGCCGTGGGCACGCCGACGGAATACACCTACAGCGCCAGCTGATGGCGCAGCCCCTGTCTTGTGGCGGGGGCTTTATGCGGCCAACAGAACAATGCCGGGGCAGTACCGGCGGGCCGCACACTCGCAAGGAGGATATTGTAATGCTTACCGTGCTTGGAAAAGAAATCGACTTCGATGTGACATCCCCCGCTGATATGCAGCGGTATCTGGACGCAGAAGCCGCGATGCAGAGAGCTGCGGCTTCACTGCCGCCCGACCCCAATCCCGCCGCCATGGCGACGATGGAGGGGCTGCGGGCATACCAGGACTACCTGGCCGCACAGTGCAAACTGCTGACCGATTTTATCGATACCGCCTTTGGCGACGGGACCTGCAACGCACTGCTCGGCCCCAAAACCAGCCTGTCCACCCTGCTGGACGTAATGGAGGCCCTGCACGATGCCATCAGCAGCCAGGGCGTGCAGTACGCCCAGCGGTTTGCCGCCTACAAGCCTAACCGCGCCACCCGGCGCAAGGCGGCGAAATGAGTTGCCTGTTGTTAGAGGATGGTCTGCCCGAGACCATTGACGGCGTGCCCATTTATGCCGATTACCGTAATATGATCCGTTTTGAGCAGATTCTTGACGATGACGCTTTGAGCCCAGCCGTAAAAACGGTGCTTGGCGTAGAGCAACTTTTTGAGGAGCTTCCACCGGGCGGCCTGGAACGGGCGGTAGACCGGCTTCAATGGTTTTACAGCCGGGGAAAGTCCACGGACGCTGAGGACAAACAACCGGTCGGAAAAAAGGTCGTGCGAGCCTACGACCTTACCAATGACGCGGACGCATCCTGCATCTACGCCGCATTCCGACAGGCTTACCAGATAGACCTGACGGAAATTCCCTACCTACACTGGTGGGCTTTCCTGGCGCTGCTGGAAAACTTGCCGGACAGTACGGCCATGGCGCAGCGGATGCAGTTGCGCACCATGGATGTCAGCAAAGTCAAAGACAAAAAGATGCGGGAACACTACAAGGCACTACAGAAACAGGTGGCGCTTCCTGCAAAAGCGGCTGCGCGACCGCGAAAAGTTGAGAGTATGGCCGAACGTCTTGCGCGGCGGTACGCAGAAGCAGAAGCATCTTTGAGACAAAAAAGCGGCCGCCAAACTTGACGGCCGCCATGAAAAATCATAGTTTCAGAAGCTGTTTCTTTTTGGCTTCAAAATCCTGCTGCGTGATAATTCCATCATCCAAAAGGGATTTATACTTTCGCAGCTCCTCTGTGGGATCGGACGTTTCGGGCGCATTTTCATGCGAAATGTGGCGTAACAGAAGATTGACTTCATTGGAATTTTTCAGGTAAATCCAGTAGTCCTTGTCGGGGTTGCTGCTAAAACGAAGATGTACATGAAAGTGTTCTGTGCTGACGGTGTTCCCTGTGGTCGTTTTCTTTGCAGTCACAGCGCCAATTACAGCACCTGTTGAACCGGCTAACACACCACCGATGATGGCACGTTTGATACCATTATTGGTAGTTTTCGTGTTTACGGAATTGAGAGTATAGCTCTCTACCCAAGTAACCCGTAAATCATTTAGAGAGTGTACGCCAGTGGTTTCTGGGCATCTATCTCCGGTGCCAGTTAAAAGACCAGTTTTACAGTACCACTGCTTCCCAACAGTATCGATACATATGTCCTGGAGTTGCAAACTGACAGGCATTGCTTCTTCCCCCCGCAGTACCTGGCTTGCTGATGATGCTTTTGCGCGAACGTCCGCCAGAGAAAGCCTGGGCGCATCTTTAGGATTGTACCCGGCGCGCATCAGACAAGACCAGCAGATCGTCCCATCCAGCAATTGTTTCTTTCCTCCGGCGGTGGAACAGTTCCTTCCGCAGATTTCACAAATTACTGGTGCTCTGGAAAAGAATCCCATGTTTATTCCTCCCTTTTTGATTTACATCTTATCACGCAAAGGAAATTGATACAAGGAGAACGTGCAAAGTGGCTTATGATGGATCTATTACTTTCGATACGCAATTAGATACATCCGGCTTTTCCTCCGGCACCGGTGATATCAATAAGCAGTTTGACACCATCCGAAAGGGGGCGGAATCTGCAGCCAGTGGCATGGAACAGTTGCCCGCTGCAGTGGACAAGACTGCGGAAAGTACCCGCCGACTGTCGGATATCGTCAAAGGCGGCGGTGCCCTGAAGATTATCCAAAAAGGCGTTGACGCCGTAACTGCTTCCCTGGATTCGGCGATAAACCGATATGACACGATGAACCGCTTCCCCATGATGATGGAGCAGTTGGGATACGGGGCGGATAGTGCCCAGGAGGCAGTACAGCGGCTATCAGAGGGGATACAGGGAATCCCCACCACGTTGGACAGTGTTGTGTCTACCGCGCAGCGGTTGACAGTGCTAACTGGTAATCTGGACGGTGCCGTAGACACCACGTTGGCCCTTAATAATGCCTTTCTCGCCAGCGGAGCGGGAAGTGACGGCGCGGCCCGTGGTCTCGAACAGTATGTGCAGGCGCTAAGCCGCGGAAAGTTCGAGATGGAAGAATGGAAGACCATGCAGGAAACCATGGGTCTGGCACTGAACCGCGTGGCTGAGAGTTTCGGGTATGTGGGTGAAAGCGCACAGACTGATCTGTATAACGCGCTGAAAGACGGCGAAATCACTTTTACGCAGTTTAACGACCGGATTATCCAGCTGAACAATGGCGTGGGTGGTTTTGCAGAACTCGCCAAAACCTCCAGTGCAGGCATTAAGACCGCATGGACCAACATGGGCACGGCCATGGTGCGCGGCACCACAACAATGATTGAGGCGCTTGATACCGGGTTATCTGAAACAAAGTTTAAAAGCATTCAAAACGTCATTGAAACGACTGGCGATGTTATCGAGGATTCTATGAGTCTGGCGGCACCGGCCATTGAGATGGTGGCATCCCATGCGGATATCTTGGTTGTGACGCTGGGCGCTCTGACCGTGGCCTATGGAGCCAATCAGGTGGTCAAGGCGTTTTCCACTGCGCAAGAAACGGCTGCCGCCGCTATCGTTGCTGCGGATGCCGCAGGCAAGGTGTTGACACCAACACTCAATGCAAAAGCGGTAGCGGAGGCACGTGCGGCCGCTGTGGCCAAGCTGGGAACGGCGGCCACAGAAGAACAGATTGTTGCAGAAATGGCTGCTAACGGAGTTATCACTGCCAAGACCTTTGCCCTGGGGGGCATGACTACCGGCATGGGATTGGCCACCGTGGCCAGCGGCCTGCTGACGGCGGCGACCACCGCCTTGAGCGTTGCCATCAAGACACTGCTCGGTCCTGTGGGTCTGATCACTTTGGGGCTGACGGCCGTAGGTGCGGGAGCTGTGGCTGTGTACAAAGCCGTCACGGCGGAATCGGAAGCCTTTACCGAGCAGTCGGCAATTTTGGATGATCTGGCTAGTACCCAGGATAACCTTGCCAAAAGTGAGGAGAGTAACGCCAAGGCTGCTGATAACAACCTGAAATCCATCCGAGCCAATGCGGACGCTGCCAGCGAACTGGCAAAAGAGCTCGGGGAACTGGACAGCATCGAAAACAAATCCGCCAGCCAGAAGCAGCGTATTGGTGAGATGGTCGATGAACTCAACGAAAAGTACGCAGACCTGAGTCTGACCTACGATGAGGAAGCCGACCTGCTTTCTATGAATACCGAACAGCTGCAGGCATACATCGAAGCCCAACAGACCATGGAAGAAGTGGCTGCCCGGCAGGAACGATACAATGAACTGCTGGATGAAGAAGCTGCCATCCGCCAGAACGTAGCCGAACTGGAAACCATGCAGACCGAATGGGCCGCCCAACTGGAACAGAAAATTATCAGTCAGGGTGAGTACAACGAGCTGATGCAGCAATCTGGTGAGACTCTGGCTGCCTATGCCGCTCAGGAGAAGGCGCTCGGTGATCAAAGAAAAGCCTTGGACGAAGAGCTGGCCGCCATCGACACCACCACTGCCCAGACGATTATCAATAATGCCCAGGCCCAGCAGGAGGCCACCCAGGCCGCCGCCGAAGCAGAAGAAGCCGAGATGGAGCGCCGCAAGGAGGCCCTGCAAAGCTATACCGAGACGGCTACCAATATGTTCGACGTCATCGACACCAAGAGCGAGTTGAGTGTTCAACAGATGATCGCCAATATGCAGAAGAACCAGGAAATTCTTTCCGCTTGGGCCGATAATCTGGTTGCTCTTGGTGAACGTGGCCTCGACCAGGGTCTCCTGCAGCAGCTGCGAGATGCCGGACCGGAATCCGCTGCCACCGTGGCAGCGCTGGTATCTGCCACTGATGAGCAGTTGCTGACGCTGAGCGAAACGTTCCGCGCTGGCGGCCAGGCCGCAGCCAACGCGCTGCAGACCGAACTGGGCCTGCCCGAAGTGACGAACGCTGGCAGCGAAATGGTCACCACAATGGCCGAGGGAGTTGCCAATAACACAGCCCTAAAAGATGCCACCACGAAGATGATCAGTGAGGCACAGACTGCCGCCAAAACCCAGGCGAACACCGGAGGGCGGGAAATTGGCCTGCAGATGGATAACGGCATTACGGCGGGTATTGTCGCTGGTCGATCTGGCGTTGTCAATGCTATGGTGGAAACGGTCCGTGAAGCCATTGCCGCCGCGGCTGCTGAAGCGGAAATCCACTCGCCTTCCCATGTGATGGAAGACTTTATCGGTCTGAATCTAATGAAGGGCTGGGCGCGTGGTGAGGAAAAAGGGACGGACCTTGTCATCGAAAAAGCCAAAGCTGCAATGGACAAGGTGCAACAGGCTTTTGCCAACGGAAGTCTGGCACCAACCCAAATTGTCGCCACCATGCGTGCTATGGTGGCCGCCAACCAGAGCCGCTTGGCGGTGCCGGTCGGTGTGGCAGCCGGCAGTGCCGCACCTATGCCGATGGCGCAGACGATTATCAATATGAACAACACCTTTAACACCCACGACAGCCTGAGCGAAGCCGAACTTACGGATGAGACCGAAGCCATGGCCGAGCGGCTGAAATGGAAGATCCCCTAAGGAGGCACCCATGCAGACGATCCCCGAATATATCTGCGCCAACCTGGACACTGGGCAGAGCATCCACTTTGCCCCGGATACCTGGTTCTGGGTGACCTCCATCTCCGGCGAGGACGGGCTGGACATCTCGTTCTCGGAGACGCAAGCGGCCGGGCAGATCGGCAAGTCCATCAATGGCCGCGCGGTCGGCAGCCGGAGCGTCACGGTCACCGGCGACATCGTCGGCGACTACGACGCAAGCGAGCGGCTGCTTAAGCGGCTCATCCAGGCGGGCGCGCCGCTGCGCTGGACGAAGATCCTCGGCACGGAACGGTGGTATCTGGACGGCGAAGCCCAGCGCTTGCCCGAAGTGGACGGCGAACCGGGGCTGCTGCATTTCCAGTTCAAAATCAAGTGCCCTTACCCCTACTGGCGCACCGAGGAGACGGTCACCACCATGCTGGGCGGCCTTGATTCCACCTGGTTTCCCACGCCAGTCAGCACGGCGGGCAGCTGGTATATAAGCCAGTACCGGCAGAGCCTGTACACGACGGTGGTCAACACCGGCAACCAGGAAACCGCCTTTACCCTGGACCTGCGGGCCACGGCGCGGGTGCTCAACCCCATGCTGTGGCACAACGGCACCCGCACCTTTATCCGGCTCAACAAGGAGATGCTGCCCGGCGAGCGGGCCGTGATCTCCACCGAGGAGGACAAGCTCGGCTGTACCTACTATGGCGCAGACGGCAGCGAACAGGACGGCTTCCGCTGGATGGACTACGACACCGACTGGTGGATGACGCTGGCTCCCGGCGACAACGTGCTGCGGCTGACAGCGGAAGAGGGGCGCGAGAATCTGACCGTGACCATCAAGGCTCCCAAGGGGGTGGCGAGCAATGTCTGACGCAGCCGTGAAAGTGTATGTGTACCATGGAACGCAGCGTGTGGACCTGGTGGGCAACATCAGCAGCCTGCAGTGGATGCCCGAATGGGCGGACGTGGGCGAGATCAAGATGGTCTGCGCCCTGAGCGATGCAAACCGGCGGCTGCTGCAGCAGTGGGCGACCCTCTACAACCCCGATACGCCGGGGATCGCGGCGGTCATCACGGCACTGACTAGCGACGTGGACAAGGGCACGATCACAGTGCGCGGAAGGTTTTCGCTTTGCCGCTTTGCACAGCGGGTCGCCAAAGGTACCCGCACCGTGACAGATGCGGCGGCGGGGGTGCTGGAGATCTGCCGCGCCAACCTTCGCGGCTTGCCGGTAACGATCCCGGACAGCGCGACCTTTACGGCCCCCTGCAGCGAGACCGTGGAGTGGACGGACTGCTGCAGCGTTATCACCCAACTGGCCCGGACCGGGGGCTTTGGCGTGCGGGTCAGATTTGACCCTCTGACTGGAGCGGAGCGGCTGGAACTGCTGCAGGGCAAGGATCGCAGTGTCCAGGGCGGCGAATGGTATCGAGGATACTTTGGTACCCGTCTGCGCAACTTGTCCGCCGTTTCACTGGCACAGGACGCCAGCGACTACGCCAACGTGGCGATCTGCGGCGGAGAGGCTCCCACCGAAAGCGATAGCTGGCAGCAGTTGTGGATCGAGGTGGGAGATACGGCCGCCCAAGGCACGGACCGGCATGAACTGTGGGTGGATGGGTCCAGCGTGACCCACCGGCACACGGTGCAAGCCGCAGACGGCTCCACCACCGAGGCAGTCTACAGCGAATCTGAATACCAGACGGCCCTGACCAACTACGCCACGGCGGCGCTGCTCAACCACTACATAGAGCAGACGCTCAAAGCTACGGCCGCCGATCTGGTCCTGCACTACGGCGAGGACTATGACCTTGGGGACCGCCTGCCGGTGCGGGTGCCGGAACTGGGGCTGGTCGCCAGCGCCCAGATCACCAGCATCAAGCTGACCTATGAGGCGACCGGCCGCAAGGTCATCCCTGTGTTTGACAATATAGAGCTTGGAGGCGATACCACTTGATAGAACTGAAAGCCTGGCCGCTGGACAACAAACAATATACCTCGGTCGATCTGGGCGCAGCCTATGCGGCGCGCAGCCGCGGCCTGCTGACGGCGGAGAGTTTTGCCCTGACCACCAACGGTGACAATACAGTGACACTGGCCAAGGGCCTGGGCAGCCTGCATGTCAGCGAGTTTTGGGCGTGTTTCCCCTATTCGGAGAATGACATCATCCTGCAGTTTGAGGACGCCGACGGCGTCTACCCGCGCAAAGATGTGATCGTCCTGGGCTACGACAAAAACGCCAATCAGACGGGGATCTATGTGCGCGCGGGCCTGGCTGCGGAAAATCCTGAAATGCCCGCGATTCGCCGGGATAGTGATTACGACGAGATCTATCTGTACTGCGTCACCCGCCCCACCGGCGCGACCAGCATCACGGCAGATAACGTGGTGGACCTGCGGCTGGACGCTGCCTACTGCGGCCTGATGCGGGACACCATCGACGCCATCGACACCAGCGTGATGCAGGCAGCGTTCGAGGCGTTTTTGGCGCAGATCGAGCAGGAGCTGGATCAGCTCAACGCCGGGACGGCGACCATGCTCAAGTCGACCTATGACCCCCAGGGAAAAAGCAAAGACATCTTTAAAAGCATTGACGCGGCGGCAGCCAAGTACGAGGCCACGCTCACGCTGGACGGCTGGGTGACCTCGTCCGGCGAGGAACAGAGCGCCGGGTACCCGTACGCTCAGGAGGTCACGCTGACCGCGCTGACGCCGGGCGCGCCGACCGTCATGGAGAGCAGCGAATTTTTGAGCCCGTGTTCGCGAAATCCGGTAGGCGTGCCGGAAACGGACGCGGTGCTGGATGAGGCCATGGCGATCATCAACAGCCAGGGCGTTACCTCCAGCCTGGACGGGGGAAAAATCCGCACGATCATCCAGGAGAAGCCGACGGCAGACGTGACGCTGCAGTGGCTGATCCGCACGGAGGTGAGCTGATATGGGGACAGCACTTAGGACGGCCGGCGGCGGCACGGGCGCAAAAGAAATGCTGTGTGGCAACTACTATTATCCAGGCGAAGGAAACGCCATCACTTGCGGGTTTTATTATCTGACTAAGGATGGGGCCTATGGCGACCCGAATATCGACAGCTCTGTCGCTGGCGAGTATCTGGAGATCCGTGCCTCGCGGGATGGATCGTCTTGGAGCAAGGGCGCGGAGGTGACAGCAAAAAAACCGTTCTCTGGCGTGCTCTACACATCACCGTCCAATGGCATCTATCAAGAGTCTCAAGATGTGACCTATGACAGTGGAGACACGGTAATCGACTTTTACTCAAAAGTCGGGAAGTTTATTCTCGAAATAAAATGATAGAGCTTTCCGTGAAAACGTCAAGTAAGGAGTGTGTAAAATGACAAATTACCGTATTTTTAGCCCCCCCCCGATAGCTGACGAGGTCGTTGGCACATTGCACAAACCCCAAAGGGGGTGCGTGTGATGGGCACGGCACCGAGATTTCCGGGAGGTGTCCAATTGCCAGCAGAGCTGGTCGTCAACTTGGCGCTGGCGACATATGGCAACTACGAGGACAATAACAACGGCACCGACATCTATACATTTTGCGGATATGGGTCGATGTTGTGCAACTCAAACACTGGCAATGGCGCGGTGAGCACAATCACGCGATACGACAAGGCTGGCCGGCAACTCGGCGGAACAGATAGCTTTGTCGACGGCAAGACGGTGGATGTGACCGGCGCCTATAGGGTCAACATAAGGCTATCCAACAGGCAAAATGGTTTTTTTTACGGAAAAGCGACATTTACAAGGTGAAAATAATGAAAACATACGACGAAAAGACAGGCCTCGAGATCGAGAACCCGGACCTGGAGGCGGGCTACGTATACCCGGGCCGCAAAAAAATCGGCACCGAAGAGCGGGTGCTGGAGGGCACCGTGACGGAGCGCCGGCCGGAGGGCCTGCGCCAGCTTGTGGATGTGTGGGAGGATTGCCAGTACTACCACGAGTATACGGAGGACGAGCTGGCGGCCATGCAGCCGCCGGAAGAGCCGAGCGGCGACACCGAGGCGCGGCTGGCCGCGCTGGAAGATGAGCTGGCAGCTGCGAAAATCCTTTTGGGGGTGGAGTGATGACGCTTACGGAGCTGGCGCGCAAGCTGCGTCCGCTGATCGAGCAGGCGGTGGAAAGCCTGGACGATGAGACTGCCGTGCAGGGCGTGCAGCTTTTCCCGGCGTGGGCGGCCGGTGTGGCCGTGCAGGTAGGCCAGCGCTACCAGTACAACGGGCAGCTGTACAAGGTCGTGCAGGCGCACACCACACAGGCCGACTGGACGCCGGACAAGACCCCGGCGCTGTGGGCGGCCGTGGCGGCTGACCCGCAGCAAGGTACGGTGGACAACCCCATCCCGGCGGTACGCGGGATGGAGTACACCTACGGGCTGTACTACAGCGACGGCGGAACGGTGTATCTGTGCAAGCGCACAGGAGAGGAGGACGGCGGCACGGTGGTACTGCAGTATCTGCCCCACGAACTTGTAGGGCAGTATTTTGAGGAGGTAAAAGCCACATGATCCAGACTGGTATCTTCAAGGGCCGCGTGCAGATCCCCTACGCCTACGGGCGCTATGGCTGGACGCGCGGCGGCGGCAAGACCTGGCACGGCGGCATCGACCTGGTAGGGCTGGATGATCCCACCATCTGCATGCCGTACTACACCGCTGCGGACGGCGCGCAAAAGGCAATCCGGGGCACCGTGACCCGTGCCCGCATCGTAACAGATCACAGCGATAAAACCTGGGAATGGGGGTGGTACATCTGCGTGCAGCTGGATGCTGCTCAGACCCCCGACGAGGTGAATTTCCTGTATTTCTGCCATTGCGCGCGGTTGCTGGTGCAGGCGGGACAGAAAGTGCAGAGCGGCGACGCGCTGGCAGTGATGGGCAACAGCGGGAACGCGGCGCTGAACGACCCGCCGTACAAGCACTGTCACTTGGAGGTGCGCGCCACGTCCACCGGCGTGGGGCTTGATCCGACGCGGTACAGCGGCGCCGAAAACGCCGTGGGCACATACGGCACGGCAGCGATTCCCGTACCGGCCCCCACAGAACCGGCTGCAAGCATGGAAACGATCCAGCTTGTTACGCTGGGTCCGTTGACTGTTGGGGAGGCTTCCAAAGTGGCGATTCTGGCCGGATCTCTTCTGCTGGATGAAGATCGGTATAGCATGCTGCAAGTCGACGCCAGCCATTTCGCGGCAACCATGACTGTAAGCAACGGGGATGCCATGCGCTTTTTGGCGTTGGCGCAAAGTGAGGGCTGGGACAGCCGTAAGATGTACCACAGCCGCTTTGTAGGATAAACTTAGGAGGAAATACATTATGAGTATGATCGTATTGGCAATCGTTCTGGCCATCACCGTCGAGGGTGTGGTGGAAATCGGCAAGAGCATCGGCAAGGCTGTGCTGGGGGGCAGCTACAAGACCGCCATCACGCAGGTGGCGGCGCTGGTTTTCGGCTGCCTGTTCTGCGTTGCGGCCAAGGCAGATGTGTACAGTGCCCTGGGCATCACCTTTGAAATCCAGTGGCTCGGCATGGTTTTGACTGGCGTACTGGCCAGTCGAGGCTCCAACTACATTTCAGATTTCATCAAGCGTCTGCAGGATGTTTCCGGCGCAGTGACCGGCAAGTAATTTTCAATCCAGATCATCTTTTCGCCCCAGAAAGGATGATTATATGCAAAGTTTTATGGGTTGGATTGGCGGAAAGCGCGTGCTGCGCAAGACGATCCTGGAGCAGTTTCCTCAAGACATTACCCGCTACATAGAGGTTTTTGGCGGCGCCGGTTGGGTCCTTTTTGGCAAAGAGCCCGGCGATTGCATGGAGGTTTTCAACGACGCCGACGGCAGCCTGATCAATGTATATCGCTGTATTAAGTATCACCCGGATGCGCTGGCTGCCGAGCTGCAAGGACTGCCGCATTCACGGGAGGTTTTCCTCGACTGGAGAGAGCAGACCGAGCAGCACGGTCTGACAGATATCCAGCGCGCGGCGCGCTGCCTTTACCTGGTCAAGATGAGTTTCGGCTCAGACCGGCGAACATTCGCCACGGCTCCAAAAATTGCAGGCAACATTTCTGCATCTTTTGCAGAGGTCCAAGAGCGCCTGCGTAAAGTTATCATTGAGCACCTGGACTTTGAGCAGCTCATCCATACCTATGACCGCCCCGGCGCACTCTTCTATTGTGACCCACCGTACATGGGCACAGAGTGGTACTACCAGCACCCATTTGCGCGTGAGGATCATGAGCGTTTGGCGCGTGTGCTGCACAGTATCAAGGGGCGGTTCATCCTCTCGTATAACGATTGCCCGGAGGTGCGCGAACTGTACTGCGACTGCGCGGTTGAGCCCGTCACAAGAATCAATTCTCTCCCTGGCGCGCCCGGCAAAGACCCAACCTACAAAGAGCTTCTGATCCGCAACTACTAA